TTAAAGGTGGGTGGCGTCCTTTTGTTGGGTGGGTGTGTGGCATTGCACTGCTGTATCATTTTATTTTAACTCCTTGTATCTTGTTTGGTGTAGCTTTGTTAGGTATAGATATACCACCACTACCTGCGTTTGACATGAGCAGTTTGTTAACTGTGTTGATGGGTATGCTTGGGTTAGGTGGGTTAAGAACATTTGAAAAGACTAAGGGAGTGAGCAAATGAATATAAATAAATTAAGACGACAGCTTGAGATTGATGAAGGTGTTAAGTACGAAGTGTACCTAGATCATTTGGGTAAAAAAACTTTTGGTATAGGTCATTTAGTCTTAGATAAAGACCCAGAATTTAAGATGGAAGTAGGTGATCCTGTATCTGAGAGAAGAGTAGAAGAAGCATTTGATAAAGATATTCAATCTGTAATTGATGATTGTCAAAGATTGTATTCTAACTTTAATGCTATGCCAGAGGAATGTAAACAAATTACAGCTAACATGATGTTTAATATGGGCTTGCCAAAAATGAAAGCATTCAAGAAAATGAATGCAGCTATAGAAGATGAAGATTATTTAAAAGCTTCAGAAGAAATGGTTGATAGTAAATGGTATCGTACTGTACCTAACAGGGCTGATCGTCTTGTTCAAAGAATGAAGATGGTTAGCTAGAGATATTCCTCCCAATCTCTAGGAAACTAACCACCGACTTGAGCTTTGGGTTGCTCCGTCGGTGGTTTTTTTTGTTTAAAAAATGTGAATGAACTAATTGGAATTAATCCTATTGCTTCAACATCAGTTGGATCAGTTCGTGTTCCCCAATATTGCGCACTAAATTCCATTTTAAATTTTTGATTTAAATTTACATAGCCAATTCTATCAGACCAAGAAACAGCAAACAAACATGGTATATTAAATAAATCAGTAAGAGATTTTGCAGTAAGTAGTTTACCTGCATTAATATAACAATTTGGATATTTATCATGTGGTATTTTTCTTTCACGCATTTCAACATATGCTTTAATTTCTTTACCTTTTAAAGCAACGAAATCAAACTGTGCATATTTACGTTGACGTTGCATTGTACAGTTCCATTGTTTCGCAAGAAAGTCTGCGAGTGTTTGTTCGTTATCAAAATTTTCTTTAGTCTCATGACATACAAACATTTGTTATCCTAGAAAAAGAACGAGGGTTGCCACAACAAAACAACCCTCGCCCAAGTTGAGGCGTAAAGATTAGCGTTTGGAGAACACTCTCAGCCTCGCTAAAACGGTATCTCATCTTCTATTTGTTTACCAGTAGAAAATTCTTCTTCATTATTAGAAGCTTGATATCCACTAGAATTTTGTTTTTCTGAGACAGTTATACTTAGATAATTGTTGCCTGTATTTTCCTGTTGTCTTTTCCAAGCAGCAATTTTCATTTCTTCTTTTAAATGATCTTGAATTGTACCTGAGTAATTAGGCGCTCTTTCATTATCACTTTCGTTTTCAAACATTATACCTATCTCTTGGTACACACGCATAACTCTTTTACCTCCTTGCGTTGTACCTGCAATATAAACACATTGCTTTTCTATGCCTTCGATATTTAGCTTGCCAGATAGAACAAACTTCTGATCTGGAAAGGGTGCAAATGCAGCACCCTTGTTTGTGTTGTCGTAATCACTCATTAGAAATCTCCTTCTGTTTGAGTTTTTTCTTTGGTTGGTATTGGTAAATCTTTGCGTGGTGTCTTTGATGCTTCATTACCATCGTCATCTTCTGGTGCTATACCTGCCATTTGTAATGCACCATATCTACGAGCGTAGGTAATTGCTGAACCTAGACCTTGCATGGTTTGTTTCTCTATAACTAAATGTACTCTTGATGTAAATGATTCACCTGTTACATGAGTGAGTATTGTATCTACATATTCACCACCTTCATCACGACCAGATGGTTGTGTAAGTATAAACCCATTTTCATTAAATGGTTTTAAACAAGCTTCAAGTACATTACCTAAGTCTGCATATTGACTTCTGAAATGTGGGTTGGTTGCATTCTTTAATGCTTTACCCATTTCTGTTTGCGCCTTGACATAACAGTCAAGTGCTGATTGTTTCTCTGCTTTGGTTGCCATCTTTAGTTCTCCTTTTGTGATGGTGTTATTCTTAAAGAGCCACGCTTATCTCTCTTGATAGTAATTACAGGTGAGTAAACCTCGCTCTCGTTGGGTGCTACCAATTCTTTAAGCATCTTACCATATGCTTGATGTGACTTGGCATCTTTCATAGTATCCATATAATCATGTGCGATACTAATGAACTGGTTGTCGGCACTTGCATCTCTGCGTACCATGTCATTGATTAATATTTTGTCTGTGTTTACGTCTGATACGACTTGATCTGTAGGTGCAGTATCATCTTCTACACAAGTCCAGAACGCTCTGATTGCTTCGTTCATGTGATGTATATACTCTTCATCACAAGATACTTTTCTGTAATCCCATGTGCTGTTACCAAAGATACAGGATAAGTAACACTCTACTGCTCCAGATATGTGCATATAAAATTGTAGCTGTGGCATATAACGAGCAAGCTGTTCTTTCATATT